TGGGGGCGCTTGCGCATGCCGGCCACGACGTGGGCGGCATCATCCATGGTCTTGACCTTGTCCACGCCGGACGAGATCCGCGTGACCAGGGAGTGTTCGATGAACTGGTCCAGGACGGCGTCGGAAAGGCCGAATTTCTTCATCTGCTCGCCGGATAGGCGGCCGAAAGACCCGGGCGTGGTATCCAGGGTGCGCGGGAAGTCATGAACGCCGGCGTCGCCGGCGATGGCCTTCTTGGCGCGAGGCTTGCGGGTCTTCTTGATGATCGGTTCGGCGGGGGCTCCGGCAGCCGGAGCTTCCTGGGCCTGGCCTTCGGAAGCCGGCGCCTGTTCACCCTCAGGGGCAGTTTCTCCGGTTGGCTCCTGGGTGCCTTCAAGGCCCTGGCTGACGACGTCGCCCAGGGACTGCGGAGCTTCGCGCTCGATCGGGGCTTGGTCGCCTTCGCCTTCGGATCCGTATTCGGTGCCAGGTTCGTTGAACCCGGTGCGCTCGCCGGTGCTCATGCGGCCGCCGGTCGTGTATCCGGTTCCATAGCCAATCCCGAAATATGAAGCATCGCCGTGTTTAGGAGATACGAGATGTCCAAAATTCTTCTTATTATTGATGACATCAAGGATCTCCACCTTGCTGCTGCTGACGCGAAGGATCGCCTTTTGTAGGTTCGTGACGGCGTTAGTCCTGGTGTCGTTCCCGGAGGTGCCTACGTCATTAGGGCCAATGCTGATGATAACGCTCTCGGCGTTGGATCGCTCAAGCGCAGCCATAAGCATGGCAAGCGGATTGTTCCAGGCCCCTTCTCCGGCGTCCCTGCCAAAATCGGTGCGCTTGTAGGTGCGCACGTCCTGGCCGCCCGGGGCGCGCTCATCTTCGTTTCTGATGTAGTCGCGGGCCTGGCCTTGCTCCTGATAAATGATCGATCCAGCTGACGATACGTTTCGCATTTCGCCAATGCTCATTTGGATAACGCCGATCAGGCGTCCGGCCTTGTCGAGCATGGCTACGCCGGGGAGATTGCCGAGCAAGGGGGGGATCTGCTCGACGGCGTCCTTGGGGTCGGCGATCCTGGGGAAAAGCGCGTCCTTTCGGACCTCAAACATGCGCTCAACGACCTGGATCTTGGCCATCGTGGGAAGGCCGCCTTCTTCGCCGGGAAGCATGGAGCTTTCGCCCGGGCGATCGTCGAACGGGATCACGTTGTGGACGGCCCTTGGGTCGGTTTGCTTGTCGCCTTCAGCGTTGTTGGACACCGCCGCCGGCTTGTGCTTTACGAGCTCGCCGCCAGGGTGGAAAATGTACTTGGGGATCATTGTCCCCGCATGCGCGTCACCATCGGTGACGACCAGGGAACCGCCAAAGCGAAGACCGATTGGCTCCATGGTCTTGGAGATGGCCTGGGCGGCCATCACGTCGGCGCTAGAAAAACGGGTCGTTGTCGACGGGTGGTTGTGGACCATGTACACAGTCCGGGCGCCTCGGGTGCTGGCGGCCACGCCGGCCAGAACGTGCGGCACAAAGCTTGCGCTGGAAATGGCGCCGAGCTGATGGCGCAGGATCTGGAGCGGACGGCCCTGGCCGTCCAGGATCACAAGCATCAGGTTTTCCTGGGGCTGCTTGCGGAGGTATTCGTAGGCCAGGGCGGCGACATCGTCGGCGTTGTCCATCGGGCGATCCGGGACAGTCATTTCGCCGATCACGGCGCGATCCACAAACTGGCTTAGGACGGCGCGCGTCAGACCTACGCGGGCGAGGAGATCCTGGGAGACGCCCTTGCCACCCGAGAAACGTCGACCATCTCGTCCAACGATCACAAGGTCGCCATTATTGATCGAAGACTCAGCCGGCCGGGTGTTCTGAAGGGGGGAGCCGGAAAACGCGGGCTCAAGCTCGGGTTCGGCCGGGACTTCGGCCGGCTGCTCCTGGGGCTGCTCGATCGGCGCCGGTTCGTCCGGGCGCTCGTAGGGCGCCGGGCTGTACGGGCGTCCGGGGTCGTTGCCGGTATCGCCGTCGGCGCGTTGATTGGCGCGGCGAGCGGCCAGGGCTTCCGGAAAATCCTCCTGGGGATTGACCGCATTGGGATCGGTTTGCAGCGGAGCACCGCGGCGAGCCGGCTGCTGCCGAGCTGGAGCGGGCGCTACGGGCGCGGGGGCGGGAGCCGGAGCAGCCTGTTGAGCAGGAGCCGGAGCGGCCGGAGCAGGGGCTGGCGCGGGCGCTGGGGCGGCGGCGAGAGGGGCGGGGGCGAGGGCGAAAGGGGCGGGAACCGGCGGTTGATACGCAGGAGCCTGGGGCTGCTGGAACGGGGTTTGTCCATAAGGCTGTTGCGGAGACTGGACGGCCGCAGCAGGAGGCGCAAACAAAGACGCCATGCCCTGAGGGGCAGCCGGGGCGGCTGGCTGGGCGATCCCTGGGGCCTGGGGGAAAGAAGCCTGTGGCGATCCAAAAGCCCCCTGGGGAACGGCCTGGACGGGCGCCTGGGGCATCGCCTGGGCAAACGGGTTGGCAGCCAACTGGGGGATCTGCTGTTGGATCGCCTGGGGCTGGCCACCCAAGCCGCGGGAAACGAGCTCACCCAGGGTCGTAGCCCCGGTGATCCCCTGGCCCTGAGCCTGGCCCATGGCCAGCTGCGGGGGGACCTGGGGCTGAGCAAACGGATTAACGGACGGCGCCATGGTCGGCGCCATATCGGGGCTGTACCCAGGAAGGCCGGCGCCCAGATCGGGCGACGACATGGGGCTGATCTGCTGCTGGGTAATTGGACCGAGGCCGGCAGTCCCCATGCCGAACAGGGAAGACAGATCCGTGGGCGCGCCCTGAGGAACGCCCTGGGGCTGGACAAACGGGTTCAGGATCGTGTCGACGCCGCTGGTCGGGAGATCCGGAATACCGCGCTGAGCTGCGCTCTCAGCTTTAACGCGTTCGGCAATACCGGCCGCAATAGAAGTATCACCAGGCAGGGCTAGCGAAGCGCCGCTTTCGGGAGCGATCCCGCTTTGAGCCGTAGAGGTTTGAGGAGCGACCTTATTATTTAGAAAAAGTCTCGGATTTACCTGTGTGGACATGGTTGGATTTTCTTTCGGTTAAATGCCTAAGCAATTCATTTTAATACCACATTTAGTAGGTGTTATTTCTTACGACGGCTTTCGACTTCGTTGTATTTGGCTTCGGCCTTGTTGAACGCGTCTAGGGCTGCTTTGACCTCCGGGTGATCCAGGTTGTTTTGATACTCCTGTAGGGCGTATTGGTAGGCCTTCCCGGCCTCCTTGAGCTCCAGGTAGGCCGCGAAGCTTTCAGACTCTAGATCACGCGCTCGCTGGTAAGCAGCCGTTTCTTCGTTAAAGGAGTCCCGGCGAGCTTGTTCGGCGGCATCCTTGGCAGCCTGTTCTTTGGCGTCTTGTTCGACACGGGCACGGGCTTCTTCCGCTTCCTTCTGCAAGGCCTTAATTTCATCCTCGGATGATCTGGCGGCGGGTGGCGGCTGAACATTATCCGGCAATTCAAGGGCCGGAAGATCGCTTTGGCCTGTCCGGTTTAACCGGTTCCACAGGCTGCCGTGTCCTTCCAGGATCATGATCTCGTTAGCCTTGTCCAGGCGCGCGGATGCGGCCGCGTTTTCCATGTTAGCCAGGGCGATCTCAATCTTCTCGGCGGTGCCAAGTGGCTGGCCTTTGTATTTTTCAGCCAAGGCCTTGGCGGCCTGTGTCCTGGCTTTTTTGATCAGCGCGGTGTCCGGGTTCCCCTTGCCTGTAAACGCCTTCATCAAGAGGCTCATGTAAGCGCCGATCTGGGCTGCCGCGTTTCGCTGCTCGGAGTCGGCGTTCGGCTCATCTCCTTTGTATGACTCGATAAGATCTCGCACCTGTTTCTTGGTAGCCTCCCAATACTCATCCCCTTTCTGGACCTGTTGATCTACGCCCTTGCCAAATCCAACAAACACCTCCGTCAGGTATTCCTCCAGGGCTTCCTTGCCTGTTTCCTCAAGCATGTGAACCACGCGCGGGCCAAGAACCTGTGAAATGTCCTTATTGCCAAGCTTTTTCAAGGCCTCCAAAACAGATCCTTCCTTGGATCCTGGTATGTGGATTTTTTCAAGGCCTTCATTAAGCCCGAAAGCCACACCGGCCTCAAGGCCGCCGGCTACGCGCGCGTGATGTACCATGCTTCGGAGCTTATTTGAGAAACCCCTGGGATCCTTTTTGGACATATCTACCATCTGCTGCATCACGACTTCCGGATCGTTATTGATATCGATCCCGTTGTCCGCAGCCCATTGATAGATCTGGCTCATGAATTCAGAGTCCGCTGAAAGCTTGTAGGTAACGGCGGCCGATGCGGCCTTACCCCCCCATGGGCCGCCCGTAGCCAGGCTTCCGAACATGGAAGCGAGCATGGGAGCTGCCGTGGGAACGGCTGAGCTAGCCGCTTGCTGCGTGATCTTGGAAAAACTCCAGTCCGGGCTGTAAGCTTCCTTCGTCTGGAATTCGGATGAACCTTCCTTCTTTTCCTTGTTGATCGCGAAGGCCTGGGCCAACGACTCCTTGGCCTTGTTACTGAAGTATTCGCCGGTGGCTTCATACGCGATTTTCTTTTTTTCATCATGACTCATCCCGGCGAGCTGATCGGCCGAATATTTGGATGTGATCAGGTTATTCACAAAGATCGAGATTTCGGACCCGTCTCCAACGTCAGCTGGCTGGGTGTCTTTCTGGGTGATCCGGCGTGGTTTGACGCGTTGGGAAGCTTCGGCCAGGCCGGTTCGCTTGGCTTCATCTGAAAGATCGATCAATGACTGTCCAAATCCCCACATCCTGTCGCCGGATGCCGCATCAAGCGCGCTGCCTTGCGCCGCGTTCCACGCCCCATACAATGTAGGAAGACCTGGCATGTTGAATTGAAGCGCCGGAACGCCTGGAACGCCAAACGGGAGGTAATCGGGTAGGACCTTTTGCGCGGGCTTTTCCTGTTCGTTTTCATGAAACACCTGAGCGATGTTTCCCTTGCCGTAATGCGCCTCAAGTATCTGGCGCCTCATTTCCGTCACGGCTTTCTTGATGTAATAATCCCGGTTCTGCTCAAAGTCGCTTCCATCATTTTCAAACTTATGGATGATCCTGGCGTTAGAAATTACAAGCGGGTCGTTTTCTACATCTTTCAGGTAGTCCGGATTGTATTTCCAATAATTTCCAGGAACGTCCCCTTGAGGAACCAGGTAAAATTCCTGGGAGCTGGTCGGTCTTGTACCGGTCCTGTATTGTTCACGGGTGATTTTGTTTCTAACAGTACCAACCGGAAGCAACATCTTCTGAGTACCTTCGGTGATGGCCCGGCGATCCTTGGCCAGGCGATTTGTGGCTTCATTGGGATCGAACATCCCGTACTCACCGGTATTGGGATTTGAAAAAGTGTAACCGGAGTCTCCGGATCTTTGAAAATCTAGACCGGAGTCGGCGGCGTTTAGCGATGAAAGCTCGTTTTGGCTCATCGCCGTGATTGGATCTCCTGGCTTTAGTACAAGCCCTTTCAGGCTGTAATAAGGCATCGTTACCGGTGGGATGATCCTACCATCCGAAGGCGCAAGCGGATCCGTCTTAACTTGTGGATCTCCCTTTTTATACCATTCGTCGTAATTGAACTGAGCAGCCATGGTCAACGGGACCGCTGGAGAATGTTGATCGGATGGTTGGCGTTGTCGCGGGACATCTTGGCGACAGCCGCCACGCTGAGATATTTATGCTGGAATGTGACCGATCCATCATTCGGATTTACGACCGGTATGCGGAGAAGCATCCATCTTGGGGCGTTAGCCGGATCGGTTTGGGCCTGGGTGATGATCTTATCCACCTCGGCCTGGGTCTCGACGGCCGGCGTAGGGGCTTCTTGTTCCTGGATCTGTTTGTTGATATGGGCGGCGTATATGCGATCAGCCAGATCAAGCACATACGGGTGGTTTGCTGGCAAATTCATCAATGGTGCTAGCTTTAAAGCCAGCTGGTTTTGACCGCTCAAAAACGTATCGTCTCTGTATCTTACGTTTTCGTTTTCAGCCACATTAGATCCAAGCCCATGCTTGTTCATCCAATCAACCCAGGCATCAGTAATTTTATATTCTCTTTTGTTTTCAGGAAGGGCGGCTGTTTCCGGAGTTGCAACGTATCGCTCGCTGGCGGTTCTTGGAGCTGACGCGTTGAAATCGCGAAAGAAATCATCCCAGGCCGCGCGAACATTGTAGGTGGCCACCTTGCCGCCGTATTGCCTACGCTTTTCGTACTGCCGGCCTAGATTTTCGTTTTCAGTTTTGGCGGCTTCGGCTTCGCGCCGTTTCGCAATTTCGGCCTCCTTGATGGCCCTGGCCTCATCAGCCTTGGATTGGACTTCAGCGCGATGATCCCAGGTCCTGTTTTCGCGATCAATCGTTGAGTCGATCTGGGCTTGCCAGCGACCAGGCGCGAACGGAATGGCCTGGCGGGCGTCTCCAAGAACGGACATGGCGCGCGTGAAACGCATGAAATCGCCTGGATTTTTGAATTCACCCCTGGCGCGATCAAACCCTTCACCGGACAACAGGTTTCCGATCTCCTCGTTGGCCAGCTGCTGCCGGATATGCGCCTGGTTGCGCATCTCGTTGTAATCCTCCTGCTGCTGGCCTCGGCGGGCCTCGGCGGCCTTGGCCGGATCCAGTCCGAAGATATTGGCAATATTGCCGCCGATCTGAGCCCAGGCGGCCAGGTTAGGATCCTGCTGGGGGCGTTGAGCGTATCCGGAGTAGTCGGCCATGGTTATTTAATGTCGATCTTCGGGAGGGGAGGGAATGTCATTGGCTTGAACCAATCGACGCTGGCCGAAGGCGCGGGCGCTTTCCAGGCCGGCGCTTCTCCAAAAAGTTTCATGTAGAACGGCTTATTAGCCCAGTTTACCTGGGCGTTAGTCGCGTAATGGCTCCAATCGATGTCCTTTCCGGGGATGATCTGATTGGTTTGCATGTGCAGATAGTTGCCATCCCCGATGGGCCGGATAGTCATTCTGCCATCTCCTGAATTGATGAAACCAGCTTCATCCAGGTTGGCGTTCGCAAACGCCTCCTGGTCGGCAAGCGATCCAACGCCGGATGATGCAGCCATGCCGGAAAGCATACCGGCCGTTTGAAGGCCGGCGCCGATGTTCTTCATGCTGTCGCCGGCGTGGCTGGCGAAATCCAATTCAGGAGCCAAGGCCGCGGCAGATCCGGCCATGTTGCCGGCGATGATGCCCTGGCCTAGGCGCATCCGGGCGTTCTTGATCGCGTTCAGCTGGCCGGCGTCGCCAAATCCGGCGAGCTTGGCCTTGGCAGCCGCCTCAATACCGGCCGAATTCTTGGCTACTGTGTTCCGGACCTTGGACTCATCGGCCACGACCTCGGACTTATTGCCGTAGGACGATCCGACATCGGCCTTGATGCCGCCGGCCTGGGCCGCAGCGGCGGCTCCCTGGCGCTCCTGGATAGCCTTATCCTCTGCCTGGATCGTATTGGCCTGGCCTTCGGACCCCAGGGACTCGTTGAACAAGGCGCTGGCCTCGCCCCTGAGCTTCTTTTGACGGGCGTTTTCGGCCTCCTGGGCCTTGCCCATGGCGCGTTTGGCTTGCTGCTGCCCTTGGATCTGGGCGGCCGTTCCAAGGCCGGTAGCAACCAGGGATGCTGTGGCTAGGTCACACATGTTAGTTTCCTACAGTCCTTTCTTTGGACGGGCTGATGGTTCTTACGGGGAGTCCGTAGGCCTGGAGGCCAGGAGCCTGGCGGTTGTAGGCGCCGGCCTGGCTGGCCTGGCCTAGAAGTCCGGTGGTGTTCTGGAACATCAGGCCTAGGGGGCTGATGGAAGGCTGGGCTGAAGCAATCGACGCGCGCGACAGGGCGCCCTGGGCGGCAGCCTGGGCGTCTCCGGTGGCGTTCAGCTGACCGATCAGATCGGATCGGTTTTGTTCGACCTGGGTCCGCGCCTGGTTGGCGTAGTCCTGGGCCTGACCGGCGACCGCGGCCTTGTTTACGTCCATCTGCCGGTTGACCTCGGCCTCGTTTGCAGATCGGACGCTGGAGTCCGTAAGCCCGGATCGGGCCAGGTTGTATTGCAGCTGCTCCTTGGTCTTCGTCATCTGATCGTTCAGCTGCGGCATCGTGGAGTCCAGGACGGCTTGCTTACGGCGATCGTAGAAATCGGAATTGAATTGCTTGAACGTGTTGTCGATGGAGGCCATGCCCTGCTTAATGCGAGCCTGGCGCGCCTCCTCGTCCGCGCGGGCCATCGCGCCGTAGTCTGGCCCTGAGCTTGTGAAACACATGATCGTCAGTTTGTTTTCGTTGGTTGTTTGGTCCAGCTGTAAGTGAAGAATGTCTCGCCGTTCTTCCCGTAGCACGGATGTTCCGACTCTTTGTAGGCGCCGAGCGTTTCAAGCCATCGGTGAGCTTCCTCGTGAGTCGAGATCGACTTACATTCAGCGCGGACGAATTGACCCGACATGATGGAGGGAACCATCTGCTTAACTACGAATTTCGTGGTATCGAACGAGACCTCGCCCCAGCGATCAGTCGCGAACATGAAGACGGAAAAAACTCCGGGCCACATCTCGTGGGCGCCTACGACGCACACGGGCTCGCCATCGTCAGCCTGGACGACAACACCTATCGGTCCGACGCTAGCCAGGATCTCGGCCAGGTTCTCGGGATCCTCGCTCCAACGGGTGGCGAAGATCTCCTCGCGGTCCTTGGCCCTCATGTTCACGGCCACATGCTTGACGCGATCAGCTGTGATATCGGCCAGGATCATTTGACGATACGGGAAGACGGCTGGTTGATCGCCGGCGGCATGGTCCCTGGCGATGCCTGGTTGACCCTGGGCGCAGCAGCCGGCTTGGCCGGAGCTGCCGGGGTGATGCCGGACGGGGCGCCAGGAGGCGTCGAAGCCGGGGCCTGGGCGATCGGCGCTGCAGCCGGGGACGCGGGCGGGTGGATTGCAGGGGGCCTATTGCCCCCGGATGGGGTGGCGATCACGCACATAAATTAACCGGCCTCGTGTTTGGAGTGTAGGTCGTCGTAATGGACCAGGAGGTTGGCGATCCGGCAGTAGCCGTTGTGATCGCTGGTGAGCTTGACCCCTACATGGGTACCGATCCCGGCGGCCGGGATCTTCCCAAGGGCGAAAGACGGCTGGGTAAAGGTGGCGATCTGGTCCTTGGCCGTAGGGTTGGTATAGTCGAAGCCAAGGCTTACGACCCAGGAGCCTTCACAGGTGATGTCGATCCCGTTGACGGCCTTGAACGTCCCGGGCTTGTTGGCGTCCAGGTAGGGGAGCTCGACGTCCACATGGCTGTTGTCGTATTCCATGCCGGTCGTGCCGCCGTATCGGTAGATCTTATGGCCGGATCTGACATACACGCTTCCCTTGAATACGACCATCTCGTCCACGCTGAAGCCGGGGACGTATTCGCTCCAGGCCACGATATTGGACCCCTTGAAACACGACAGTACGAAAAGCCGGCTGCCGATCGTTACCCAATACCGGCCATCCGTAGGCTCGATGATCGCCCTGGACGTCTTGCGCTGATCTGGCGTCAGGCTTGAAAGCATGGCGATGATGATCTCGTCAATCGGGGAGCCGATGTCGTTCGCGTAGGCCGCGTCGGTGTTCTCGCGCGACTGAAGCGACCTGATGCCGTTGTAGGACAGGTAGAAAAGGTCTACTGCGCCTACGGAAACCACGCTGTCGCCGGCGATGCAGCCGGTGTTATCCAGGACCTGGTGCTGGGAATTAAGGTTCGGATCGGGATCCAGGAACCAGAGCTGGGAATGTCGCTCCGTGAACACCGCGACGCTGTTCTGGTAGACGCCGGCGCCGGTCAGATCCTCGCGGCCGCCGAAATTGTTGGCCATGTCGATAAACCCGGACCCGGTGTCGTAGGTATCCCACTTGGTCGGGTCGTTCAGGGCCGAGAAATACAGGACAGAACCGATCCCGATGTATTGCTTACCCTTGTAGGTGAAGCAGAACGACGGCTTTTTTCCGGCCATGCGCGTGGCGCCGAATTTGTAGGGCGTTCCAGGCCGGCTTGGATCGGTGATCATGACCCAACACTTGTTGCCGACCTCCGGGGTGCCCGTGAAATTGACGCGGACGACCTTGGGGATGCCGGCCACATAGTCAGTACCGCCCGTGTATCCCGATTTCCCGGTCAGGATCACAGTCCCTTCGGCTCTTACATACATCGGAGTCCGGTTTCCGGCCGTACCCGTGATCGGGCACGAGATGATAACACGGGCGCCGTCTCGCGTGGCCGTATGGTTATGGCGCGACGACCCGGAATTGATGCTGGTGACGATATCCACGGCCAGCTGCTCGGCGCTGGAGTCGTAATATTGGGCAATATCCGGCTTGGTCGTGTTTGTATCAGGATCCAGATCGGACAACAATTCGACGCCGTTTGAGATGATCGAGCTTATGCAATTCCTGGCCCCGTTGGACAGGACGTTATCCGTCAAAGCCGCGATATACCTGGTCGCATCATACGGGCTAACTTGGATAGTGGCAGGATCTATGAATGTCTCCAGCTGGCTAAAATAAGTAGGCTGGTTTGAGAATTCAACCCACAGGCCGCGACCGGTGTAAGGCGCTCCGTACTTGGACGTCGTGAAAAGACTAAAACTAGCCGGATCATGGCCATGCCAACCGCCTCCGTAATTGACGTAGGTAGCCGTAATGCGGCTGTTTACTGAGTTTGAATTCACGACCATCATGATCGCGTAACAAAGCTTTTGGTTAGGATCCCAGGCCGATCCGCTTTCCAGGCCGTAATAAGGCCAGGCAATCGGAGTCGGGCTTGTCCGGTCTATGCCGGTGATCTCAATTCCGTCAGCCGGATCCATTCTTTCAGGGGTAATAAAAATGCCGGTGATCGGGGGTAGGTTCCAAGGGTCGATGTACCGAAGGGTATTAGAATACGACGCCTGGCCGTTTGTACCGGATGCGACGACAAAGCTGGCCGTAGCCGACTTGGCGGCGATCGCGTCCTTGGGCTGCTGCGTGGTCTCGATCGTGTAGGCGCACGGAGAGTCGATAAACGCGTCCACCTTGAAGTCGACGCCGCCAGGTCCGGTGATCGTCAAGCTGGTGCCGGCTTCCGTCTCGACTGTCGAAACGGAGTATTTCCTGATCTGATCGTCGTTGGAGGTGTCCAATTCGTAATTGGACTGGGCCAGGGCGAAGCCATCCTTCATCAATCCGGAGATACTCTCGATGAAATTGTACAGGCTTCCAAATGACTCTCGATAGACGCCGTTAGTGAACGCGCCTACCAGGACTCCGTCATAAAACGGAAGGACGTCTCCGTTGGCGAATTTAGCCAGGACGAACGACTTGCCGCCATAGACAGTCGAGAAGACAATCCCGGTCAGCGCGACGCTATCCGGGTGATCCACCTCGACGACTTTGATGTCCGTGTATGTCGTGGTTATTCTTTTCTTGACGCTTTTTCTGTCCCAATTGACAGGGTAGGAAATAACCCTGACGCCAACAATATTAGCACCAGAGTCAGTGACGAAGAACGATATTTCGGAGACGCCGCTATTTGTCGGATTGCTGGAGAAGAATGTTATCGGATATGTGTTACCCGTCTTCGTTCCGCCTGTTGCCACGCCAAGCATGTACTTGGGCACTCCCAACTGAGGAGCTTTCAGGATGCTGTATGTGTTGTTTTTCTGGTTGCTAACAGGGCCGACCGGAACCGAGGCTGCAACATTTCCACCCCAATTGTACGAAAAAGTCGTATTGTATGTCTTGTCGAAATTAACAAGCATTATGTCTCCGTAATCCAGTACGGATGTATTTACAGGAACAGATCTGCCTTCATTGATTGTACCATTATCTGAAACGATCACGACCTGATACTGCGCGTATCCAAGAGTTACATTGAAGTAGTTGGTCAAATACGGGAAAGACAGCGACGGCTGGCTGAAACTTACATCTATCGATGTGCACCCCTCTGGTACTAGTATTTGGCCGTCAGTAAGGCTGAGCTGTGGAAGGGTTATTTCATGAATGTCATCCATCTGAGCCCCTGAAAACCTGTAATAAAGTTTATCGTGTGATATCGTGCCTCCAACCCAATCCCCGGTGAATACATAGGCAAACTTGATCCACTTGCCGGCGTTGTACCAATCGACTGTTTGATAGCTGGTCGTAAAGACAGTCACCCCGTCTTCCGTCGTTTCCATGCCGTACGTCCCCTCAAAAGGATGGGTATGTTCGGTGTCCACGCCGGTATCCACGGCAAAAAACGCCTTCCGCTTTTCCAGCTCGCCGCCGCGCGTGACGTGGACGTTCTGGGCCTTGATCATGGTCCCCGGGGACGAGACCAGATCTGAGCGGCGCTTGTCCAGGCCGCCCTTGAAGTTTTCGACAACGATGTATGGCATCAGTAGGGCCGGTCGTCCCGGACGAAGCGACCGCCGACGATCCGAAGGCGCTCGGCACGATCCACGCCGCCGCCGTAGATGAAGCGATCAGTCTTGAGGCCCATGCCCTTGAGCCGGTTGAAATGGGCCTGGGCCTGGCTGAGCTTGGCCGTGGCGTCGGCCGCCTTGGTCCTGGCCAGGTATTCCGCGGCCGCGTACAGGACGATCAGCGTGTCGTCCAGGGTGGCCGTGTCTGCCGAATTGATCAGGGGCGCCAGCTTCTTGATGGCCTTGAACCGGACAGTCTGGTTGTTGGTGGTCGGAACCGGCCACACCTCAAACTGGTTGCCCTCGTAATGACGCCAGCGGACCACCGGTTCGACCTTGGCGCCCAGGTCGGAGTCGTGGTTGTTGTACTGGGCCGGGCCTACGCCGTAGTCGATCGGATGCCAGATATTGCCGTATTTGACGTAGGCCTCGACGATCCGGTCGAAATCGATGTCCGGGTCGAAGGTGTAATACCGCTGGCCGGAGATCAGGGGCTCATCGCGTTCGATCAGGCCAAAGGTCCAATCGAAGTCGTTCCACAGGCGCTGCTGGGTCCGGCGCAACAGGTTATCGAGCTGGTCGATCGTGTTGACGCCCATGGCCACGTTTGGGGAAGCCCCAATCTCGGCCTTCAGCTGGTCGCGCAGGGCCAGCAAGCTGGTTCCCCTGGCCATGGCTTATTCGGCAGCCGCGGCCTTCTTGGCGGGCTTGGTCTCGGTTTTCTGGATCTCAAGGCCGACCTCCTCAAAGGTCGTCGGGAGCTTGGGGAACGTCCCGGCGTAGACCTTGGAGAAGGCCTGGGCGCCGTATTCGTCCTTCAGGCGGGCGATCTCGGCCGCCTGGGTCTGCTTGGTCACGACCATGGCCTGGCCGTTGACGACGGCGTCGGCGCCATGGATCTCCCGCAGCAGCGGGACTTCGGCCGCGGTAACGGCCCGGACGACTGTGTGTTGGACATTCCCGTTCAACAGGATCTCAGCGATGGCTTTTTGCATACGGGTATGATCGTGCCCGGGCGGCCTATCTGAGCAAAAAGAAAGGGGGCCACTAGGGCCCCCTTTGTGTAGGACATCCGGATCCGGGTTAGTCGACGATCGCCTGGTAGACGCCACAGCCCGAGAGCTGCTTGGCCACCATGCCGCCCGTCCAGGTCATCGCCTTGTAGATAACATACTTATCTTCGGGGCGAGCCGGGTTGTGGGTCTTCTTGTCTTCGCCGTCCATGACATACAGCTGGATCGCATCGGTATCGATGAGATAGCAGAAGTTGGTCCGGGTGTTGTTGCCTTCCTCGCCGTCGACGTCGCCGTTCTGGGTCGGAGCGTAGCCGGGGAGGTCGTCCAGGGTGGGGTCGTAGACGAATTCACCGACGCCCAGGAGCTCGGTGGCGCCCATGCCGATCGTGTTCGTGCCCTTGGAGAAGCCGGTCATGGAGTAGAAGCCCTTGTTATGGATCTCCTTCTCCAGCAGCTCCAGGAAGCCAGAACCGCACAGGATGGTCGTCGGCTTGCCGCCGTAACGCTTCAGCTGTCGGATCTCCTTGCGGAGGCCATCGATGATGTTGGTCTGGCCGGCGACGTAGGCGAACTGGCCGGAGCGGTTACGCCACAGCGGGTTGGACGCGCGCGACAGGCCGCCGGTCGTGCCGACGGCGTTCAGATCGACAGTACCGCCGGTGATCTCAAGGCCGGGCTTGATGAAGCTGGACAGGCCGGGGACCTTCTTGGCGTCGGTCGTGCCGTCCTTCCAGAGCATCGTGTTGAAACCGCGGGCCCAGCCTTCGGTCATGTCGTCGAGCTTGGCCTTGAGGATGTTGGTCAGGACAGTAGCGTCACGGCCGCTGTGCTTGCTGGTATTCTCGCCGGTCACGGAGTCGGTGACGGAGATGCCGTCGATCTTGAGCTCGGTGAGGGTGACGGAAATACCGGCGTGGATTTCCTTCCAGGGGTAGAACACCCGGCGGGTGTTCTGCGGGTTGGAGTAGGAAACCTGGTCGTCGCCTTCGTAGCCGGAGATCGCGGGGAGCTCGGACTGGAAAGAGACCGGGAGGGAGATGTCGCCCTTGCCGCCCGGGAAGGTCTGCTGGCGCTTGGTGAAGACGCCGATCAGGGGCTTTTCCTGGATGGTCTGCTTGAAGGCGTCGGACTTCACGTGGAAGTCGAGCGCCGAGGCGACGATGTGGTCGAGGGTGGAGAACGTGGAGGGCATGGTAGTATCTGGTTCGTTTTGGGTTTAGGAGCCTTGAAGGCCCATCCGGACCAGGTCCGCGAGGGACTTGGGAGCCGGGGATGCGGAAGCGGACGACAAAGAGCTGGCTGGGGTCCTGAGCGGCATCGTCCTCCCTGCCAACGGCCGTAGGCGCGCGTTCACGTCGGCCAGGGCGCGTTGTGCGATCTGGATTGCATCCGACGGATTGCGAGCTGGCTGTTGAGCTAGGAGAGCCTTCACCCGGTCCTGCACCATCTCGTATTTCTGGGACCAATCGGGATCCTTCGCCCGCTCTGCCTGTTCCCAACGCATCACAGCGGCGACCATCTGCTGGGAGTTGTCGGCCGCCTGTTGGCGGGCGATCATCTCCTGCTCAGCCTGGATGCGCTGCTGTTCTTCCATCTGACGGGCGTATGAAAACTCACGCTCGGCCTCAAGCTGCGCGAGGCGCTTCGCGGTCTCGGGATCGGTCAAGCCCTCATCGACCTTGGCCTTGAGCTCCGGGGGAAGTACGTCCCCCGTGAACCGGGCCAGGTTCTGGACATAACCCTGGAGCTGCTGGTAGGCGGCCGCCGGATTAGTCTTCATGAGAGCCATGACAGTCATGCCTTCGGCCATTTCCTGAGGGGTCAGGCCGTTGGTCTTCATGAATGTCGTGATCTTCCCGTACTGCTCAGCCGCCGGCTTCAAGCTTTCGCGTTCAGCGATCATCGCTTTCCATCGGGGATGGTTGTGGAACGGCAAGTCGGACTGCACTTCGGAGCCGTCCTTCTGCGCCTGGCTGTCCTTGCCAGGTGCATCGTTAGGCTGTCCCGGTGCGGGAGTCGACTGTACCTTCGCGGTGGACGGGTCCGCGGGATCCTTGGACTCAAACGCCGTTTTCACGACATCGAGCAGGCTTTCCTTCTTAGCGTCCTTGTCGGCCGCCGGTGACGAACTGGCAGCACTATCGTTTAGCGTCGGTGCGGTCTCCTGCCCCGTCCCGGTATCGGGGGTCGAAGACTGCGTGACCTCGGCCGGAGCCGAGATCGGTTCGGTTGTGGCCGGAGCGGACGAGGCTTCGGCGGGAGTAGTTAGCGTCGGGTTGTCCACAGCTCCGATCATTCGTCGGAGCTGTGGCTTTGCAATCCGGCCACTTCCCCCTTATTGGGGGGGAGTCGGCAGCCCGTACATCTTTGGCTGAGGCATGTTGGGCACCTGGGGGTTGCCGCCGGCCGGGGCTCCTGGCGCAGCTGCTTCAGGCGCCGGCATGGGCGCGCCACCCTGGGCGGCCGGCCCGCCGGCCATCTGAGCCTCGCCCATCTGCTTCTGGGCGTTCTGCTGCACGATCGAGGGGATCGCCGCCTTGACCGCCTCGGCCAGGTCGATGCCGTCGTCCATGCGCTTGATCGCCTCCTTAGCCAGCCAGGTCGGATCTACGCCAGGGATCTGGATCAGAAGCGGAGCCAGGCGCTCGAAATTGCCGATCTCCGTGGCCTTGTTCGGGCGACCGGAACTGCCGGCCTCGATCTCCAGGTACAGCTCATCGGCGATCTCCTGGGCCGAAAGGGTCGGCCAGGACGCCCCAGGGCCGGCGATCTTGGTCGCCGTCATGGGGTCCATGTAGGTCAACAGGACCTGACCGGCTGCCTTGGCCAGATCGCTTAGGAATTCATCCAGGTCGTCGACATGGGAACCCAGGGAGCTCATTCGGCTGGACTCGGCAACCGAGACCTCGGTCGCCGTGTTGCCGGTGCCGCCGCCCAGGTTGGCTTCCTGGCTGCCGACAACGCGGAACAAGTCTTCCATCAGCATGGAGGTATCGTACAAGGTCGGGTCGATCGGGATCGGCTGCATGGGCTGGATCACCTGGTTGACCGCCTGGCCGGGCTGGAGGCTGTTCAGCTGGATCACCTCGTTAGGCTGGCGATCCATGAGCTTCTTGACGTCATTCTCGGAAAGCATGCCGATCGGCGTGACGTACAGCGGGCGGTTCGCGTTCCGGTGTTCCCGGAGTCGCTGGCGCGCCAGGTTGTATTCCATCTGGATCGGCTTCAGGAGCCGGACGTCGGACGGAGGGTAGATGTCCCGGTCGTTCTCGACCTCGTTGAACAGGAGGCAGAAGAACGGCCAGAACCGGCGAAGCTTGATGTCCGGGCAGCTGGGCTCGACCAGGAAGTCAGGATAGCCGTCGGCGATCACATACTTCATGCCGTCCCGCTTGTTGTAGACCTCCCAGATCCGGGCCAGGTCGTCGGTCGTCTTCTCGGCCATGCCGGACTCCGTGAGCTTCTGTTCCTGGCGCGTGTAGGTCGTGCCCAGGTCGATCCCGTAGACCTCCTTCACCTCGTTACAGGTCAGGAGGAATTCCTGGGCGACCCATTCGGCGCCGATGAAGCCCTGGAGCTGCCGGCAACGCGTGTCCACGATGATGTTCTGGGACTGGGGGAAATCGAAGACCAGGCCTTCATCCGTGATCGTCTCGTTCTCCTTCTGCTGCTCGATCAGCTCCTTCATGAGCAACCGCAGCTGCTCTGCCTTGGCGTGGTTCTCGTCGAACTTCCCGTCCTTCTGATCGAGCTCCAGGCGCTCAAGGACGCGCAGCTGCTCGCTTACATCCGTGATCTTCTCGACATCCTCCGGGCGGTTGCCCAACACGCGGTGATAGCCGATCTTGACGAAGCCGACGCCGGTCACGCACACGCGACGGACCAGCTGCTTCATCTGGATCTTGAAATTCTGGTGCTCCAGGGTGTGCTTGAACACGATCTCCAGGGTCTCGGCCACCTTGTCCAGCTTGCGGCGCTTCTCGAAACCCTGCTGGACGTCCTGCATGAGCGCCATGGACGCCGGGTTCGGCATGCCCATGAACATCAGCGACTGATCGTTCGCCACCTTGGCCGACATCAGCTCGCTCGCGTTGCCCTCCCAGATCTGGAAATCCATCCCGCGCCGGCGCTTCGCCACGGCTTTCGGGTTCTTGGCGTAGAGCGCGGCCACGCGCGTCTGCACGTGGCGCTGCGCCAGGTTCGCCACGTAGCGGTCGTCGTCGCCGCGGTGGAAGGGCCACTGCTTGCCCATGTAGAAGTCGCTGTCCTCCTTCATCCGGCGGTGCGCGAGCTCCCAATGCTTCTTGGCGCGCATGATCTTGTCGGTCCATTCGCGCACGAGCGCGCGCCTGGAGGCCCGCAGATCCTCGTCAGGCTGGCGCTTGATCCCGGCCGGCCTGACCTCGCCCTCGGCGGCGTCGTCGGCGTCGTATTTGTCAGTCTCGATAGGTTCGTTGTTTTCCATGTTAGAATTGCTTGGAGTATTGGATGCCGTATCGCGGACCCATCGGCGTGGGCTGGACGTTCGCGTCAAAGCCGCCGGCGCGAAGGCCGACGGACGGCGTGATGATCGGGTTCTTCGCAACCTGGGGAGCGTACAACCCGTTGACCGCGGCGTAAGCCTGGAGGCCTTTCACGATCTCGGCCATGAGCTGCGCGTTGCCAACGACGCCGCCACCCGGCAATTCGCGCGATGTTGGCAGGAATTCGTAACCTAGGCTGAGATTTTGCTTATCGTCCATGGCGTGATGCTTATCAGCTCCAGAACATCCGCAACCTGTTTTCGCCCCACTCCCTCATCTTGGAGGAGTGTTTGACCCAGGCCAGCGATCCGGTGCGAGGCCCCTTGGTCTCGCTGATCTTCGTCCCGGCCGGCACCTGGAGCGACAGCCCCATGCCGATATGGCTGATCCAGTCGACAAAGTCGTCATGCCGGGCCGACGGGAACTTCAGGAGCTCCAGCTGCGCGTCAGGCCACCAGGTCGTGAACTTTGGAAAGTAGACCTTGCCCATCGCCATGCGGCCGCGGATCGCCTGGGCGCGCGTCTGTTTGTCCTTGGCCGGGACGACCTCGTCGATCGCGCAGTAGATCCGCTCCTCCTGCATGCGCTTACGGAGGAACGGGCCGATCGCCTTCGTGATGTGGCCGTGTTCGGCCCACCAGAGCAGCGGCTTGTTGCGCCGGAATTGATCCAGGAGCCCGTCGCATACCGCGTCCGTCGCCGCCCGGCGCCAGAACAGGTCCGGCAGCACCCAGATGTTGTCGTCCTCGTCGATCCCGACGCAGCCCAGGCACGTCTTGTCCGCGTCCTGGGCGACCGAGACGGCGTGGTCCGACGCCCCGTAGATCCGCAGATTGGCCGGCAGCTGGCTCGGGTGATCGTAGGTTTTCAGCCAATCCCGCTTGAAATAGTCGCCATCATCCGGCGTCGGCTTGCCCTGGTACAGGGCCGAGAACCCCCTGGGGTTGATCCGGCGCTGGGCTTCCAGGACCGGCAGCGGGAACCGCTCCGGCCACAGGGCCTCGCCTGGCTTACGCCCCATGGCGTCGTCTTCGTCGGCGATCGCCGGCAAGGCCAGGATCTTCCAGCTGGAGGCTTCCTCGGCGTTAAAACACGGGTTCTTCGGATCCGTCAACCGGCCGATCAGATCGTCCTCATGCCAGCGCGTCATGATGATCACCACCCGGCCGCCAGGCATCAACCGCGTCATGGCCGCCTCGGTGAACCAGGCCCAGAGCTTGTCCCGGAGGTTCTTGGAGTCCGCTTCCTCGCGGTCCTTGATCGGGTCGTCGATGATCAGGAGATCGGCGCCGCGGCCGGTAAGGCCGCCGCCACGGCCGACGAAGTTGAGCATCCCGCCTTCCTCGGTCTGGATCTTGTCGCTGGCCTGGCTGCCCGTCCGCAGCTTGCAGCCAGGGAAGATCTGCTGGAATTCCGGGGACCGCATGGTCGCGCGGACAGATCGGCCGAAGTCCTGGGCGAAGTCGTCGTTGTAGGTCGAGAAGATCAGCTGCCGGTACGGATCGCGCCCCATGAACCAGGCCGGGAAACGCCGGCTCGCTAGCTCGGACTTTCCGTGCCGCGGAGGCATCGTGATGATCAGCCTGGGCATGCGCCCGGCTTCCACTTCCTCCAGGGCCGCGGCGATCACCTCGTGATGCTTCACCGGTTGATACCGGCTGCGCGAGGTGTCGTCCGGCGCCTCCGGATCAGGGATCGTGAACTTAGTGAAGCCGATCACGCTCTCGCGCGCCTTGCGCATGCGCAGCATGCGCTCGGCAGCCAGGAGCTGCTGAAGCATCTCATCTGGCTGTTCCTTCGGCATCAGATCACCCAATCGTTCAACCCGACTTTCACCAGATGCGCGACCTTCTGCTGGATGTAGAACGTCATGCCGCTTCCGTTGATGTTAACTCCCATCCCCGGATTGATCGGGATCTGGTTCATGGAGTCGCCACCCGTGATCATGACAACCGAACCGATGGCGGCGTCCAACGTGGGCGACTCAGGAAGATACAGGCCGCCCCAGCCACCGATACCAGGAGCGTGGATGATGTTGTTCATGTCCGACAGCTGGATCGTGTATGACGAATAAGGTGCGCTCTGATCGTTGAGTGTTTTTGCCGGAGAGCCGGCTGGGCCTTGCGGGCCCTGGGGGCCTGGATCTCCTTGCGGACCAGGAGGGCCACCAGGCGTTCCGGCCTCACCCTGCGGGCCTTGAGGGCCCGTCGGACCCGGATCGCCCTGGATCCCCTGGGGACCGGTCTCGCCGGTAGCCGCCGAGGTGATCTGCACCCAGGAGCTCATCACGTCACCAGGCGGCGGCGTTCCATATCCCTGATACGCCGAGCTCATCCAGGCGTAGCCGCCGTAGACGACGACATCCATGGGAACGTAGGTTTGATAATTATCCCACACGCCCCTGAACACAGTCCCCGTGCCGTTTGCGCCCGTTGCACCGGTAGCGCCCTGGATCCCCTGCGGGCCCTGATCACCCTTGCTTACGACCAACGTCCAGCTACCAGGGTAGCTGACCGGATCGTAGCCGGCCGCGCCGATGAAGCTTGTCATGACATACGCGCTGCCATCGAACGTGACCGCGTCGCCGACGACGTAGGTCACGCCATTGTCGTACGCGCCCAGGTAATTGAACAACATCGAGCCGTTGGTTCCAGGCGGGCCGGCATCGCCTTGCGGGCCGGGATCTCCCGTAGGTCCCTGGATCCCCTGGGGGCCTTCAGGCCCCTGGATACCTTGATCACCTTGGATCCCTTGGATCCCCTGATCGCCTTGCGGCCCCTGGGCTCCCTGAGGCCCCTGCGGGCCTTGAGGACCGGTATCTCCGGTGTCGCCTTTAGGTCCCTGGGCGCCTGTCGCTCCGGTGGCCCCGGTAGCGCCTTGAGGGCCCGTAGCCCCTTGCGGCCCTTGAGGGCCTGTAGCCCCGGTAGCCCCCGTGGCTCCCGTGTCGCCTTTAGGCCCTTGCGGCCCGGTAGCGCCCGTTGCACCCTGGGGACCGGTTGCTCCCGTAGGGCCGGCAGGGCCCGTTGCCCCCGTGGCTCCGGTCGCTCCCGTCGGACCGGCCGGTCCCTGGGCGCCGATCGCGCCTTCCAGGTTGATCGTCCAGCTGGTGTGCGTTCCGTTGCCGGTGTGGTTGCTCACTTCGACAACCAACACGCCGGTCGAGCTGTTGTAACTCGTCACAACGCCATGCATGTGGTTGCTGGCGTCGTAGACGATCGTCAGATCCTGCTGGCTGGTCCACGCCAGGCCGGTCTGCGTGGTCAGGGTCTTGGTTCCGTTGCTGACTGTCAGGCTGGTCGTCGACGTTCCCGCGTATTTGTCGCCCTGGGGACCTTGCGGACCCGTAGGCCCTTGCGGGCCGGTGGCTCCGGTTGCTCCTTGAGCCCCTTGTGGCCCCGTAGGCCCCGCCGGGCCTGTCGCTCCCGTGGCTCCCGTAGCCCCCTGGGGGCCCGTTGCGCCGGTCGGACCGGCTACGCCTTGGGGGCCTTGTGGTCCCGTAGGTCCAGCCGGGCCTGTAAGGCCGGTTGCACCGGTCGCACCGGTCGCACCCGTGTCACCTTTGTCGCCTTTTAGGCCTCGTGGGCCCGTGGCGCCCGTGGCACCCGTAGGACCGGTCGCTCCGGTTTCGCCTTGGATACCCTGGACGCCCTGAATTCCTTGTTGGCCTTGCACACCAGGCACACCTTGTGGGCCTTGTGATCCGGTATTTCCCTTGTCGCCTTTGTCGCCCTTGGGACCAGGCGGCCCGACAGGGCCGACAGTCAATTCTACCGCGGTTTGACGCACCTTTCCGTCGTCTCGCTGGATCTCGCCAAGCCGGTTGATGGTTGCGTTAAGAGACTCGCGGATCTCGTTAAGCTCCAGGTCGATCTTGTTGCCCGGTTGCGGCGCGTTCGGGTTGGTAATTGAGTGATTTGAGAAGTCGTATTGACGCTCGTAGGGATCGGGCGGCGATGTTGGCATGGTGATAAGTT